CCACCCATGGGATCCTGGAGGAATGCCATCTTGGCCTGGATGTGGGCCTGGTGGTCCTGGCCGGGGAATGCCTTGATGGGCCTGCCCTCCGATGCCGCCATGATATCCTCAAGGGGGCTGAGGGGCTGGGGCTGCTGCGGCGGCGGCATGATCTTATCGACGTTGTCCACCTCCATCGCACTATAGACGCGCTTGTAGATTTCGCGCATGTCGTGCAACTGGGGGGCCTGCGACGCCATCTGCAGGAGGGTAGTGGCCCGCGTCAGGCGGTGGGCGTTGGAGGGGGTGTTGGGATCCGAGGAGGGGATGATGTCAATCTCGGAAGCTATATCCACACGGAAAATTTCCGGCGGGGCCCCCTGGATTGGGTAGGGGTAGTTGGCGAGGTAGTCCTTGTCGATGCGCCGGAGGATCTTGAATTCCTGCTTTTGGGCGGCGTGGATCCTCTTGTGGGTGGCACTAAAGAATTTGGTGGAGGCCTCCAGGAGTGCCAGCGTGGTGCCCACGGGGCCGTAATTGGTGCTATCCGCAATCACCTGCTCCGTCGTATCAGCGAATTTCTGGCCCGCCGCCACCATCTCCCGGTGGAGGGTAAGAAGGGTCTGCGACGGCTCCTTGTAGGGAAGGGGGTAGATGGCCTTGGAGATATCCTGCAGGGTGGCGTCCACGTCGCGCCACTCACCGGGGGCGATGGGATCGTTGGCCCCCACCACCCTCATCGACTTCAGCTTGAAACCGCCCTGGAGGTTGGCAAACATACCGGCATCCACCAGTGCGCGCATGCTGAGGGTGGCGGTCTTGGCCAGCGATCCGATGAGGTGAATGAGGCCCAACCCATAGAAACCCATGGTGGGCACGTAGCGGTAATGGACGAACCACTCCAGCTTGCGCTTCTGGGGATCCTGGGGATTCCAGTTGCGCCTCACGGAGAGAACCTTGCGGGACCCGCTATCCACCGTGACGACGTAGGGGAGGTTGCCTTCCCCAAAGTCGAAGTAGCCGTGGTACTCGTAGAGGACGTAGGCCTTGTAGTTGGAGGGCTGGGCGACGCCCTGCAACTCATCCACCTTGGCGGCGATGGGATTCTGGTCGATCATGCCGGGGGCCCCAACGGGGACATTCCGGTAGAGGCCCGAATCCATGTCACCCTGCAGGTCTTCCTCACTACGGAAGATTATGTGGGCGTACCTGTCGGCGCGACGGAGGTCGGGGGCGTTGTAGCTGACGACGAACTGATCGACGGGGACGTATTCTGCGATGGGCCGGTTAAGGCCACTATCAAAATAAAGCTTTCGGAAGCAAGATCCCACCAGGGGAAGGGCGAAGAGGAGCCTCTCTGTTTCATCGAAGTACTCCACCATCTCCTCGAGGATCTGGTAGTTGAGGAACTCCTTGAGGCGGGAGGCTGCCGCTTCCTTCTCGGGGGAGGTGGCACCCCAGATGCGCGTGCGCACAGGGCCAGCGGCGGGGAACAACTCCTGCACCGCCTTGCTCTGGAACTTCACCACGTTTTCGAGAAGGAGGGGGTGGTGGGCAGTGCAGGCCCCCTCGAAGGGTTCCGCCGTCTCCTCGATCTTGAGGCCCAACTCCTCCATGCCCTTGACGATGAGGTTTTCCCACTCGGCGCGGGAGTCGAGGTCTACCCGCACATTCTCGCAAATGTCGGAGCCGGTCTTCCCCAGGATACTCTCACTGAGGGTTTCCGCAAGGTTGGCGTCGTGGGAGGTATCGAGGGGGATTTCCTCGAAATCGTCGCCGCCATCGTCCAATTCGACAATGGTCTGGCGCAACCCCAGGATTTCCGTAGGCACATTATTTTCAATGGGCATGCCGCATCATATCAGGAAAGCGGGGGGAAATCAAGCCCTCCAGTATGTCTTGCGGCGGTGGGGTACCTCTTCCTCCCCCACATTATCGTCCTGGTTATACAATACGTAGGAGTCGCGGAGGTAGAGGAGGGCCATGGTCATGGCATCCACCTGGTCGTCATGGCGCCCCTTGGGGAATGCCAGGGCCTCTTCCACCAGATCGTAGCTCCAGTTTTGTTCCTCGGGAAACCACACCCTTCCCGACACGAAGAAGCGCATGATGGCGTGGACCCTGGCGGTCTTGTCTTGCCCCTTCCCCGGCACATAGGGCATCACGGGGAGGCCAGCCCGTTGGAGGTCGGGGTACAACACTTCGCCGGATGCCTTCTTCTCCACGATGATCCTATCGGGATTGTACTTCTTGGCAAGCTGGCGGGCCTGCTCCAGCAACTCGGGGTACTCCCACTTTCCCCTCCGGTTACCCAGGAGGATGGCGTTGGGTACGTTGAATTCCTTTCCTCGGCTATCCTCATGCCCGGTGGTGAAGATGCCCCAGACTTGCAACACGCTGTAGTCGTTGGTTTCCTTCTTGCCGAAGGCGGTATCGGCGGACATGATGACGCTATCGCAGGTGGGGAGGGGCTTGTCCTTGGGCCACCACTTGATGTTTTCCACCTTGATGAGGTTGCCCTCTTCGCCGGTGGGCTCCTGCATGTAGAGGGCATTCCACTGGCTGCGGGGCATCGTGGGATCATCCCTAAGATCCCTAAGGTATTGGGCGGGCCACCTCTCGGGCCAGTAGGATTCATCCTCCTCCGTGAGGGCGGGGATACTCAAGACTTCCCACTGTTCCGCGCGGGGGTCATCCTCGGCGTTGCGCAAAAGCCATCCCGCCAAGTCCTCTTCGTGCCACCTCGTGGTGATGATGAGGATGCGCCCATCGGGCTGCAATCGACTGCGAAGGCCGCCGGGCCACCAGTTCTTCACGAATTCGCGGGCCGACTTACTCATCGCATCCTGTTCACTCAGGGGGTCATCAATGATAGCGAGATTAGCGCCACGACCTGCAATACCAGCAGTAATACCGGCAGCGACATATCTTCCTCCTTGTTCCGTATCCCAGCGGTTGGTTGCCCGGCTATCCGACTTGATGCGGGTGCTGAAGAGGCGCTGGTAGTCCTCCGACATCACCAAATTGCGGGTATCCCGCCCGAAGGCATTGGCCAATTCCTGGCCGTAGGAGACACCCATCACCTGCCAGGTGGGGTGCCTTCCAAGTACCCACGAGGGAAACAGCACGGATCCGTTGACACTCTTCATGCTACGCGGGGGCATGAAGATCATGGCGCGTGCGCGGGGTGTTTCCTCCACATACTGCAGCAATTTGGCGATCTTGCGGATGTGGTCCCCATCCACGAAACCCTCGGGGAGGATCCACGGCGCCGCGTATTGCAAGTAGGAGTAGTAGGATTCCCGCGCCTTCACCTCCGCGAGGAGGCGCAACTTCTCCAGCAGGTCACTCAAGGGAGACTCCCGCGATCTTGGCGAGGCGCTTCACCTCCTCGACCTCCTGGGCCTTGTCCCCCTGCAGCTTGGAGGTGACATTCAGCACCGCCTTCTGCTCCACGAAGAATCCCAGGGATTTCCCCAGCAACTCCATGGCCTTGTTGGCGCCGCTGTAGTCACCGTCACTCATCGCCTTATCGTAGATATCCTGCAACTTCTGGTGGTACTTCTCGCGGGTGAGGTCGGCGCGGAATTGATCCCTCTCCAAAAGGGTGTTGATGCGCCGCTGGATCCTGCTGCGCTGGAACCACCGCCTGCCTATCTCCCCGGGGTGATTGCCGGTATATCCGGCGGCAACCACTGCCTTTTTGATATCCTTGTGGACGGAGTATTCCTTGCAGAAGATTTCTTCCTGCTTCGTCAAATTCATCTTTTGGGATTCGCGGTAGGCGCGGAGGGGAGACATGATCTCCACTTCCCTCTTGGCCTCCTCGTAGGCGGGATTCTCTTCCTTCTTCATGTCACACTCGTCAATACGTGGTTGGCAATAAAGGACTTGAGGCGCCGGACTTCGACGCAACTCCTGCCACTACGGCTTTCCCTCCCGTTCTTGCGCCACTCGATGCCGCACTTGCGCAAGTCCTCGCTGATGCGGATCATGCGGTTGCGTAGCTGGAGGGAGTTTTCCGGCCAGAATTTGGAGGGCGCCCCATGGAGGGTGAGGTCGCATAGCAGTTGGGCCCAGCTACCATACCACACTTCCTTCTCCTTCATCAAGGAGATGAGAGCTTGCGCCACATCATTGTGTTCCACGAAGTGGGCGCTGGCCTCCATCTTGTTGTTGCTGTAGGCGGAGAGGAAACGGCTTCCGGCTTCCTCCCCCAATCCCGCAAAGGCCCACCTGGCAAAGTTGGCCATGCGAGGTGCCTCGCTGAGGCGCACGGCAGCAAATCCGGTTTGGGCCCTCGCCACGCAATCGAAGATGGCCCCCAAAATTCGGGGCATATCCGCCTCGAAGTTGTGCCAGAAGGTATCATCATCAAGGCGCTGGGTGGCGGGAATGGCGGGCAACTCCACGTTGATGCTGCGGGACACCAGGTCCTCCCTCTCCGCAAAGGCGGGGATCCCGTTCAATACGATGGGCCTGCACGCCGTAAAGGCAGCCTCATCACTATCGGTGTAGAGGGCCCTACCCCCCAAGGCGCCGGTGCCGGTGGAGATGCGACACAAGGAATCACTAAGGTTGTGCTGAAGGGTGGATACGTTATCCACGGCAACCACATACGCATTCTTCACGGCAGCCACCAAATCCCGGCTGTTGGTGGGCGGCTCCCTCATATCCCTGGCGTGGGGATCCACAAGTCGTCGGAGGAGGCGGGTGGTGGTACTCTTGCTGCTTCCCTGCTCCCCGTTGATGATGAGGACGGGGAAGGGACCCCCCACCTTGAAGGCACCCACCAGCCAGGCTGCCAAGAGGTAGAGGTCTTCATCCCTGCACCGTATGTGCTTCCCCAACAACTCCATGAGGTTGCCGCCGCCTTGGGGCCTCACCTGGGGCAGCATGCCGTTGGGGCGGTAGAAGCGGGGGCACTCCCCCGTGATGCGTATGGTTTCCCAAACTCCCTCTTTCCACCGCACCATCTCGCGGCTGTCATCCCCAAAATCGTAGTAGAGGGTGCGGCTATCCCCTCCCACCCGGACGTAGGCGGGGAGGATCCGCTGGGAGGCCAAGGCGGTGCCAATGCAGTACGCCTTGATTTCCTCCAGTGCCTTCGCGCTGGGAAGCTTGCCGGGGGCCCCCTTCGCGGCAATCATGTAGAGGATGCCGGTGAAGGCCTCACTCTTGACGGGGACGGTATGCCGGATATCCTCCATCCACACATCCACAAATACGTCGCCGTTGGGGGTCCTCCAACTCCGCAGCCTCTCCGCCACCAGCTTGTAGAGACCGGCGGGCCCCAGAATCATCGATTCCTTCTCTTCCATACTTCCTCCTATTGGTGAAGCCTCACATACCATGGCCCCACCGGCTTTGCAATCCCCGCCCCAAAAACTTCCATACTTGACGGCATCGCCGTCCCCTGCTATCATGGTGAGGACCCCCCTCCCACCCCAACCAATATATTTCTTGGTTGTTTCACCAAAGTGGCGGGGTGGCGGTTTGCCTTCACACACCCAATTTCGCAACCCCCACCTAACCCCTTGATATTAAAGGGAGGGTGAAGGTTGTGAAGGTTACGAAGGTACCCCGCCCCAACTTTTATCCCCCAACCCTATACATACCTTCTTCGGAGATTAAGAGGGGAACCTTCACAGCCTTCACAACCTTCACAAACCCAACAAAATCAAGGGTTTACGGGGTGAAGATACCCCCACCCAACCTTCACCGCCTTCACCCCCGCCCCACCCCCATTGTTACAAACCGTAACAAATTGCAACAAATTGCAACAATTTGTGATGAGGTGGGGCTTGACCCCCTCACCCCCTCTGCTATTTTGGGGGAGTCCCATCCCGGGACATGCCCGCCCCGCTGGGGCTTGGCACCCACCACGTTTCTTCAGCCTGTCACTCAACTCACCCCCGCCCAAAAACCCCACCAAAAGTAGGGCCATGGGTGGGGGCTTTTTCCGGAGATCCCTATGCGCAAGCTCGCCATCCAGTTTGATGAAGCCCTGGTCGGAAGCTCCGAAATCTGGAGCCCCAGCGCCGACAACACCTACAAGTGCCACACCGTGGCCGTTTACGATGGGGAGAAGCTGCAGGCCATCCTCGAATCCCAGGGTGTCGATGCGGAAGTCTCCTATGAGGCCGTAGAGGACCTCTTCGTTCCCTGCTTCGTGCTGGGCCTCGATGCCCCCATCGTCCTGTGGCGCGACCTCCACAACCACTTGTGAGGGACCCCAAATGGAAGAAACCCCAAAGTATGCGGGCCTCGATGAGGCCATCGTGGGAGTCGCCTATGTGTGGCAGCGCCACCCGGGGGGCGGGGCAACCCGCGTCGAAACCCTCATCTATGATGGGGAGCGCATCGCCCACCTGCTGATGGAGAGGGACGGCATGGCCCCCGAGGATGTCCACGAATACATCGACTACAACATCGAGGGCGGCTACTTGGGCCCCGCCACCCCCATCATCATGTGGCCCTACGATGGTGAGGACTCCGAATGATGCAGGAGTGGCACTGGTTTGCCCTCTGCCTAGGAATCCTCTTGCTGCTATGCGCCTTCTCGATGTAGCCGCACGCAGACATTCCCAAATGTACCCGAACGCCCCCAAAGTATAACATGGGAGCCGGGGTCCCCCGCACCGCAGCTTATCGCAAGGGGGCAGTTCTTTTCTGCGTTATTCTGCGTCTTATCTGCGGCCGTAACAATCCCAATCCACCATCTTTGAAACAAGTTGCTTGAAGGTTACCTCCGGCTCCCAACCCAAGGTTGCAATCTTGGCGGGGTTGCCCTCCAACCAATTGACTTCGGCGGGCCTGTAGAATTTGGGGTCCCGCACCACGTAGTCCTCCCAGCGCAGCCCCACCCTATCGAAGGCGTGGAAGAGGAAGTCCCCGATGCTGTGGGACTCGCCGGTGGCCACCACGTAATCGTCGGGCTGGGGTGCCTGCAGCATCATCCACATCGCGCGCACGTAATCCCCCGCGAATCCCCAATCTCGTTTGGCCTCCAAATTACCCAAGGCGATGTGCTTGGCGCGACCCGCCAGGATTTCCGCCAAACCCAACGTGATTTTGCGGGTGACGAATTGGGGACCCCGGAGGGGTGACTCGTGGTTGAAGAGGATGCCGCTGCAGGCGAAGATGCCGTGGGACTCCCTGTAGTTTTTGGTGATGTGGTGCCCATAGAGTTTCGCTACGCCGTAGGGGCTGCGGGGCATGAAGGGCGTATTTTCGTCTTGGGGCGCCGGAGAGTTGCCAAACATCTCGGAGGTGCTGGCCTGGTAGAATTTGGTGCGCGGGGAGACCTGGCGGATGGCCTCCAATAGGTGGAGGGGCCCCAACGCATTGACGTGGGTGGTGGAGGCGGCGGTATTCCAGGAGGATCCCACGAAGGATTGGGCCGCCAAATTGTAGATTTCGTCAAACCCCATCTCAACCACGCGGCGCATGTCGCCGGGGGAGGTCACGTCACCCACGTGGAGGGTAATATGGGGGCGGATATGGAAAAAGTCAAGGTTGGTGAGGTTGGGGATGTGGCTTCGCACCACCCCATGGACTTCATACCCCCTGCTGAGGAGGTAGGAGGCTAGGTAGGAGCCGTCTTGGCCCCCAATTCCGGTGATTAGGGCTCGCATGCCCCCATTTTAGGGGGACCCCAACCCAAAATCAAGGAATTTTATGCGCCGAGGAGGTGGGATTTAAGCATCCAGGTGGCCTTTTGGTGGGCCATCTGCCTATCCGCAAGGAGATTGGAGGTAGCGGGGTCCTCCTCAGCCACCTTCGAGGCCATCTTGGCGCACCACAACCCCAATTTCTCATTCTCAAGGGCCAAGGTTTGAAGCATCTTGGAGTAGTGAGGGGGCTTCTTGGGGATTGGGTCCACCGCTTCGGCGTCATCGTTGGTGTTGTGAGGGTGAGGGAAGTCATCCAGGGCCCGGATCCTCTCCGCAATGAGGTCGGCTGCTTCCTGCAACTCCGAGTATTGCTTCCCAAAGAGTTTGTGGAGTGCGCTGAAGTGGGGTCCAACCACATTCCAATGGAAGGATTGGGTCTTGAGGGAGAGGGCAAGGGTGCTATGGAGGAGGGTTTGGAGGATATCCATGGGGGCCTAGGGGAGGTAAGAGGGATGCAAAGGGGGTGTTTTGGTAGCGACGGGTAGCGCGACCCCCAGTAAGCGACGGGTAGCGCGACCCCCAGTATAGATGGGGGGTACCCCAAATTCCAAATTTTGTAAAATTTCCGCTTGGAGGGCCCCCCAACCACGCCCCCCGCAAGCCGGGGTATTTTTCCCCCCACCCCCCAAAATTAGGCACAAAAAAAAACAAATAAAAAAAATATTATTAATAATAATTATTATCATCAATAATAATTATCATTAATAATATACTATAATTTTGGGCAAATAAAAGGGGCCGGGAACTTAATCCCGACCCCTAGTTATTAATTAATAATTAAGCCTTAGTCTTAGCCTTCGCCTTGGTATTAATCATTTGCGCCATAAGCTCGGCAAGCTTGCCGACCGAAGCCTCGAGATTATTAAGCCGGTCGTTATTATTATTATTATTTTCGCTCTTGTTATTCGTGGTGCCGCCCTTCTTAATCACAAGGCGGCTGCGGTAGATATAAGCCGAGGCGTTGTTAATGCCATCCATCTTATTAATCTGAACCGACTCCGGCAGATTATAATAATTTCCACACTTGGAAATCTTAATATCAGCCGCCGGAACTTCAATGAGAATGGAAACCGTCTTAGACATAATATATTCTCCCTATTTGCTACCCCTTATATTCCAATACGGAATACAAGTTAGCGTGGAGATAAAAGCATATCCCCGGTTTTCCTGTCAAATCACTTTTTGTTTCACTTTGTTTCACTTTGTAACATAATCTCCCCACATTCCAGCCCCATTATATTCCCCCAAAATTATAATAAAATTACCCAAATCCCTAAAACCTAGCAACATTTAGCAACCCCTAACCCCTTGATTCCCCTCAATAATCCCCGAGAACAAACTAGCAACCCCCACCTTCACCGCTAACCCATTGATTTCATTACATTCCCGAAGAGGGTGAAGGTTAACTAGCAACCCCAATCCCATCCCATTCCACCTATTACCTATCCTTCCCTAGTGAAAGGGTAATATCCCCCTTCACTTCCTTCACAACCTTCACCAATCCAATAATATCAATGAGTTACAGGGTGAATCCCCTTATATGGCCCCTTCACCCGCCCTCTTTAGACCGATTCCAACCATCCCCCCAACCCCTTGAAAACAAACGCAAAAAAAACCTGTTGACACGGGGAAACCGCTATGCCATGGTCGTCGGGCCGCGGCAATCCCGCCGCAAATTTGGGAGAAACATTATGGGTCGCCCCCTTTCTATTATTGCAGCGGAAATCCGCCGAGACTGGAAGAATGTAAACTATGCGGCAAAGCCGTATCTCGAAGCGATGTCGTCTTTGTCTGACATTAGTGATAACTATTATCACGACACCGGCAAATCTGTCGTGCTGTATTTCCTCGCCAATGCTGGTAGCTGGCGGGGTGATGTTGCCCGCCGCATCAAGGCAGAACTTAAGGAGATGTCCAAGTGATTGCCAACCACATAGAGGATATATCTGTTGAAGCTTATGAAGCTGGACAGATCAGGGCTTCAGAATGGGATGGTTTAATGCCATCCCCCATCCCCCAAATTTACATGAAACATATAGTGGTTGATGCAAAGAAATTTGCATCTCGCTATGACAAGGTTCATCGGGATACCGTTATGCATTATTGGTGCAACGGTTTCCTCGATTGGTTTATCCGCACCACCTAACGGAGGATATTATGTCTACTGTCACTCCCGGCCTTTCCCTTCAAGCAATCTTCTTGAAGGCACATCTAAAGATGCTTGCCGCAGGCCTCAAAAATTCAAAATACAGCGGCAAAACATTATTAGAACTTGCTAGTCGCCATACCGGCAAACAATATAAGCGGGGCAATTACATTCAAGCAATACGAGACCTCGAGCAACTGCCCGTCGTAATCCATACTTAATGGAGGAAAAAATGTATATCTATCGTGTTGATTCCATTCATGACATGGTTACCATAACTGCATCATTGGTGGTTCGAGCCATCGGCTTTCGTGTCACCTTTGATGACGAAACCAAGCATTGGATCATTGAACTTACGGGAGCCCACTAATGACCATCCGTGACATCGTCAATGGGATTGCCGAACTGGTGGTCTTCGGCGCCACCATGGCACTCCTACTATTCTTCATGGTTGTCATGACCATGGATTGACCCTGCTTTGCAATATTTGCACGGCTTCATGGAAGAGGCGGCACTAGGATGTCGCCTCTTCTTATTTGGAGGATTCACTATGTTGTGGACTCGCAAGAAAGCATGGAACTTGGTCGGCGGCCTCAGCAAACCCGGCAAGATGCCGTGGTGGTCCTATAGTATCCCCGCCGTTAATTGCAAGACCGGCAGCAAGTTGGCGAAGATCCCCGGCACCGTCTGTTACAAGTGCTATGCCTTGAAGGGATCATACAACTTCCCCGATGTCATCAATGCCATGGAAAGGCGCCTCGCATCCCTTAGGGATCCGCATTGGGTTGATGCCATGGCATTCCTCCTTAACGATCTTGCCGGTAAGAAGCCCCGCCACTTCCGGTGGTTTGATAGCGGCGACCTGCAGAATCCATCCCACCTCCACAAGATCGTGAAGGTTTGCCGCAAGACCCCCACAATCCAGCATTGGTTGCCAACCAAGGAAAAGAAGATTGTGCTGGATTACACCGGCGACATCCCCGACAACCTTACGATCCGCATTAGTGCATACCACCTCGATACCACGATCAAGGGTGAAGGATTTGCCACCTCGTCGGTATCGACAACGACCCGCACTTGCCCCGCTTACGATAATGATGGGAAGTGCGGCACTTGCCGGAAGTGCTGGGATCCCAGCGTCCTTAACGTCACTTATCCCCTTCATTGATGGAGGTTTCCATGTACGTCATTGAAATCCGTACCGCAACCGCCCACCCCGATCATCATGATTGGGAGCCCCTCGCCAATTCCCTTTCCGATATCTACCCCACTCTTGCCGAAGCTATCCAATCCATTCTCGATCTTATGTTGGATGTGGAGGAAGCCTTCTATTACGGGGACATATCGGAACCCTACAAGTGGGAAGACTTCCGCGTAACCCACAACGGCAATGTCGTCGCCGCTTTCCCGGAGATTTGAAATGAACCGCCAGGAATCCTTCAACCATATTTGCCGCAACCTCGTTGCGGCAACCCGCCCTTCCGTCTTTCGGGATGACTTTCACGAAGAAACAAGATGCCAATATCGGGGGGAAGATGGCGCTAAATGCGTCGTCGGCTGGCTAATCCCCGACGAATACTACACCCCCTTAATGGAAGGTAAGGGAGTGCTGCGCCTTCTCGATAAGCATCCCGAACTTCGACGGGAAGTGCCCCTCTTCCAGCCTTGGCACATCAACGACCTCGAAACACTACAGGAAATCCACGATGCCGCTGCCTTGAAGTGGCAC